ATTGATTACCGATAGCACCATAAGCAGAGTTAAGAGAAATCTTCTTTGCCATTTGGATATTGTTACACCTGGCGATTTCCTTCTCAAGTGCTTTAGTAGGAGTCTTCTCATATTGTTGTTTCGCAGCAAGCATCTTCTTCTTGAAGATCACACGGTCACCATACATCTTCTCCATCAACTGAGGTAGGAATCCTCTGATATCCTTACGGTACATTGCGCCATTGGCGCATACCGCATAATCCTTATACATCTCAAATGTTAATTCCTGTTTAAGGATCTTATTAACTGTAGTCGTTGGATGTCTGGTGTCTTGTAACGTCTCTGGCGAGATGTTGTACTGCATAATAAGATGAGGGTAGAGACTATTAAGGTCAAAAGACACAACCCAATCATACTTTCCCGGAATCGGTTCCTTAACATAGGCACCTGCGTATTGTGAATCTTTTTCTGAACGCTCCTTAGGAGGAATAACAATGTTGTTCCTCTTTAAGTAGTTATAGATAATCGCATCCCAAGTGCGGACTTGAAAGAATACATCTGTATAGTTTACCTTGGCGTCATATGCCATGGTCAATGCAAGTTCAATCAGTTTCATCTTGTCTTCCAGACGGTCAACAAGTTCCACGTCAATGATGTTGTATTCAATGAACTTCTGCCAGTTGCCTGTATAGAAATCTCGGAAGGTATCAAACTCCGAGTGGTCCAACTTACGTTGCCCCAGTTCCACAAATGCAATGTGGTCTAGTCGATACGATTCTTGATTAGTATAAGTAAACTTCTTGTATAAGTCAAGGTAGTCAATCACAGTGATACCTGCCATCTCACAGACCAGTGCCGTGCGACCGTGATTCTGGATCTCGCGGGTGCGGACGTTGTTCCAGGGCGACAGTTTCTTGACTGCCTTCTCGCCCATCAGACGCCCGATACGCCCCACGATATAGGGGATATCATACAGTTCACAGTTCCACCCTGTGATCACGTCAGGGGCGGTTGTCTGCCACCAGTCTAGGAACTTATTGATCAGGTCCATCTCATCGTAGCAGAGCACGAAGGTGACGTCCTTGCGTGTGTTGTTGAATGGACGTGAGGCAAAGCAGGTGATGTGCTTGGTTGCAGCATTCTGCAATGTGATAGCAAGAAGTTCCTCTGCAACGTTGAACACGTCAGGGAATCCCTCTTCAGCAGCAACCTCAATATCGATTGTGTAGAGCCCAATCTTTGAGATATCAAACTTGATCTCATCCTCAGGATACTTCTCTGAAATATACTGGGCAACATATCGGTCGTTACCATAGACATCGAACCCTTCTACATCCTTGTATTTCTCTACAAACTCTTTGCAGTCTGAGATCTTACCAGGTTTGATTGGTTCTACGGATCTACCGTCAAGTGTTTTGTACTTTGTTTCTCTCTTAGCAGGAACAAAGAAAGTAGGGTAGAACTCTTCTCGGAAAGAGAAGTGCTTACCATCTTCATATCCACGTACCAGGATTTCATTGAATCGCTGATAGACATTAGTATAAAATCTCATTTAGTCAGTGACTCGTATTCATCAAGTAGTTTTTGGTTAGGTGCAACCACGGTCAATATTTTATCAGAACTCATCATAACCACCTCGTCATCTGATACATCAGTTAACCAAGGTGTGAGTTCTCCGTTTTCAATCAAGTAAGGGTTAGTGAGTTTGCAATCGGGTTGACCGATATCAGCAAGGACTTCCTCAATCGTGCTCAGTAAAAGTAACTTGTTCGTTAAGCAAAGTACCTGTACTGTCGGGGGTTCCGGTTCCGTTGGTTGATCCGGGGGCAACATCATCTCGTCTGTCGCTAGATTGGTCTCTTCCATAATTTCTCTTCCCATAAGATTCTACAATTGAATCGAGCGGATCAGTAATACAAACCACCCAATCTTTATTTACAATGATATCCTTGTCCTTCGATAGACCCATCCACTTATAGAAGATTACTTCGTGCTTCGGTGGAGCATCTTCTGCTTCAATCAGAATCTCTTGTGTTTTGATTTTGATGCAATGAGGTTCACCGAAAAAATATGATACCAGATTGTCATCAGAGTCACGAAACTCTTTGATATCTGCGATGACTTCCTCACCGGACTTCAGTAGTGCAAGTTGTACGCTCATAAATCAGTATTTTCCTTCAGACAGTATAGCATGAAAAAGGAGGGGATGCAACTGGATTTTGCCAGTTCCCCTCCAGAGGCGACGATATTTAACAAGGTAGCCGCTATTATTTAGAACCAGTCTTTACGCTGGTGGTGGTCAGGTACAATCTTACTTAACTCGACTGTTAGTAACCCATTCTCAAAGCCAACTGATCTAACTTCCGTTTCATCACCGAGAGACCAAGATCTGGTGAAAGATCTTTGAGCCACTCCTCGGTGGTAGTATGTCGTTTCTTCCTTTGAATCTTCTCTTGTTCCTTCAACAAATAATTTGCCGTCTTGGGTGTAAACATTTAATTCTTTTTCATTGAATCCAGCAAGTGCTAGTTCAAGTCTTGATTCCGTGCTACTGACCTGTACTAGGTTGTATGGAGGATAGTTCCCTTGATTCTCATGGACATGGGATAACCTATCAAATACATCATCCATACCAATGCTGTACTTATTTATACGATCCACCAAAGAATTTAAATCGGCAGAATGAAACTTCTGAATGTTGACCATTGTACTTCTCCTTTTAAAGCGAGATTAGATTGTGTGGACCCCGAAGGCATCCTTGGCGTCAAAGGGGGAGCGAACCCCCTGTCCTCTGACATACTTATTTAAACACAAACCATTAAAAAAGGGGATACGGAATCCCCTACATTTTTATTCGGTTATCAGTCTTCATGATCGTCAAATGGATCATCTAGTCCTTTTGAAGGAGGACCAAACCCCAAGTAGATACCATAGACAGTCATACCAAGAACAGCTAGACTAATCCCAACAATCATTGTTGCTCCTCTACTTTCTTCTTCTTGCCAATATTATACTTGGTCTCAAGCACCCACTCGTGCTTCTCTTTATATGCCAACACCTTAATCTGATTCAAGGGTGCAATGTCTGTAACTTTCTCTGGTTCAATAACACTAACCAGACCCCAGTCACAGAGCAGTTGAATAATTCTGTTGCGTCTCTGGACATCATTCACTGTCAGGTTCGCATGCTTACCATCCAAGGCAAACAGTTCCTTAAAGTGAACAATGTAATACCTTCCCTGCTTGTGTAGAATGTGGCAGGACTGGTAAATCTTTTTCTCTTTACGGGATGCAACCCCGATACGTGTCAGAGTTTCACGAACCTTAAGAAAGTCATCGGGTTCATTTAGGGTAACTTCGATCATCTGGTCCGCCGACCAGCGAACTTCAGGTTCCTGAATCATCTTTTTCCTCCAGTTTCAAATTTAGATTTAATGAATGACAATTGTTGTTTGGTAAGAATGCTCAGAGCCTGTTTTGCTTTTTCGTTACTATATCCATAGTAACGTTTGACATAATCTAAATCTCTGATCTCGTCCTTTCGGAGCCACGGAGAGAATCTTTTCCGTTTCCTCACACTATTTAGCATGAACGAATACTGGAGGTTAGGGTCCAAGTGTGAGTTTAAGTTCATTTCATTCGCATACAGAACCGTGTCCAGTTGACCGGACATACAGCGATTCACAATATATGCTGGATATTTTGCATCAGGATCTTCTAGGCGAAGGTCCCTCTTGTTAATGTTGATGGAATTCAACCAATCTTTTAGTTCCAATGTCGGATCACTCCTGCAATAATAAAACAATTAGTAACGAGGTAAGAGAAGAATATAGCAGTTCTTACCGCAACCACATAGTTATCATACCTGTGGGTTTTGTCGTCAGAAAAACTTCCTAGACTATATTTCCAAATACGACCCAGTTTCTTCATTCATCTTTTCCTTTATTCCTTATAATAATTCGATCATTCTCATAGTCTGCTACGAACTCAAGAACATCATCATGCGCCCAAAGCAACTCTTCATAGAGTGCGTTGAGTTTTGCCATATCCTCATACAACTGATTGGGGTTTGTCATAATTAAACAGTAAAAGTTCCTTTCGTTCTTTTTGCTCGCGCATGTATTCGCCTACTGATCTCATTGTGTATGTAAGATCAAACTCTCCTACTTCCCACCCTTGGAACCTTTCTTTAACCAACTGAGACGAATTGTAAGAAATGAGTTGATGACCAATAAACCGATCACAATCGGCAGCAAAACTGTCGTGGTTGAATCCGTTATGCATACTCCCTTTCCTTCCATATAGACTATCTCGTATGTCGTAGGGGGGATCAAGGTAGGTAAAGCACTGTTTGTTGTCAGTAAGGAGTTGTTCATAACTTAAGTTAGTAATTTTCCAATCTTTAATTAGTTGAGAGTATCCTGGAAGTTTCTCAATTCCTCGCACTGAGAAGTTGGAGACACTTGCTTGTTTGCTGAAGGATGATGATTCAGTAAGGCCACTGAAGCTGCACTTGTTAACAATATAAAAAGCAACTGCGCGAGATGTATCCGATTCATTATAGTCATTTACAGTCTCCTTGGACTTGAGGAATAGTTCCTTAGCAGATCCGGGTTCAGGGTGCTTTGACTTTAGTTCACCAATTCTCTCAGCGAGTTCAGCACCAGAGTCTTGTAGGACTCTCCAGAAGTTATATAGAGGTTCATACAAGTCATTTACCCAAATGTCAAGATGTGGATACTTTTTAGTGACATGGATAGCAACACTGCCGCCACCAAGAAATGGTTCATGATATTCTTTGTACTCCCTCAGGTCAGGGAAATACACATCCATCTTTTGGCAAGCACGAGACTTGCCGCCAGGGTAACGAATCGGCGTCTTATAGGACTTCATCACAGAATCAGTTTCTTCTCGGGAGTGGTGATACCACCAAACATTTCACTATACTTGTTTTTTACAGTGGGGTCAACTGCTGCGATATAAACAATGAAGTTCTTTGAGACTTGAATCTCAGGTTCCATCTTGTCAACCACAGTTGCCCAAGGAATAAATCCAACACTTTGCTGTTGAGGAATACAGACTAGTCCATTCCTTACAGTAACACTTGCGGCGTTCTCTTCAACAATCTCAGCAACGATCTCTTCGCCAGTGCTGATGCGTAACAGTTTTACATTCATTTTAAGTTCTCATAGTGTGTGATCAATTTAATAACCTGCTTTCTATCAGTTCCACAGGGAGCATTCCTCAAGCAAATAAGAATAAGTTCCCTGTCTGTGATAGCAGGTCTTTGTGTCCATACAATTTTTTCACTCATTGGACTGCTGCCCTAATGTAGTGTGTGTAAGGTTTTTGGTCTGCCATCTTACCATTCTCATAGGTAGAGGAGTCACCATAATCCTTGTGGTCTTTGTAACCAATCTGTGCTCCCTTGGTTCTCTGCAATGCTGGCATAAAAGCAATGAAGAAGAACACACCTGGTGCTCCAATAATCAAGGCACCACCGAACAGATACCCCACCAGAAACTCAGCAACGGTGTGGTTACCCAGTGCTTCTAACTGGGTACTAATCAAAAAGTCAATCATCAAAATCCTCCGCCTTTACTTTTTTTCTTTTTAAGATGGTTTTTCATATCTGGTTTTGATTCAGAAAGAATCTCTTTCAACCCTTCTTCATCATAGTGATCACAGAGTTGAATCATACGATCTAGAGCATATTGAAACTGAGAACCCTTACTCATTTTACTGAGTAGATAATGTGCTACATCATATCTAAGTTCTTCAAGTTCTTTCTCGTTCACTTAAACTCACACTCCATTAAGAAATAAATTTACGATAACAACCAGTAAGAGTTTTTGGATTCAACTTACTGGGAGTAACATTAAGAGCAATTGATCCATCGGATTTCTTTTGCAATCTGTCCATAGAAATACAAAGTAACATATAAAGGACTTTAAGTTTACCCTCATTACTTTCATTCCATGTGTGTTCTTTCCAATAATCAACAAAATCAGAAGTCAATCGACAGGTAGAATCTCCTAAGAGTTCTGCTTTAAGCAAATCCAAAAATGCCTCTGCTTCATCACCAAGTTTAGCATTAACACAAAGAGTTATGAAAGCACCAATGGTTTTCTTTTGCGTAGAAAAATCCTCAGTATCAGTTAAGAATGAATTGCAGATTTTCTCTGCTTTTTTAATATCATCCTTCCAATCAAACCATTGTTTAACAGCATTGTTGATTGTTAGTTTTGGTTTTCCTCCCTTACGAATCAATAGATCTCCAAGAATAGCAGTTTGAGATGCCTGTGCTGTATTGTCCTTTCTATAAATTTCATCATGAGCACGACGAGGTTTAGCAATAGCAGCGTTAGAAAAAGAATCTGGTTGTGCTCCGAGAGTAACTGATGTTTCATACTCACCAGCATCTTGACTAGCAATAAAAGTTAATCTATGTTGACTTTCATTGATGTCACCATTTGTATTAAAAATAACAGCATCACCAGTAAACAACCATCCAAAAGTAGCAACAGATTGTGCAATTTTATTTACTTGAGAGGGACATATTTTTCGGTTGTCTTTGTTGTGATGTGCAAGAATATACTTTGCCATTTCAGGTGTCAATTTTATCACCATTGAATCTCTCACCTGTGAATTTGGATCAAAGGGAAGAGGAGATGTTTGTCTAGTAATTTCGTTCATTTGAATTCACACTCCACCATAATTTCAGTCATCGCCGCCAGAAGATTTATCTCTTGGTCCGCCACAAATGCAGACTGGTACTGATACTTAGCAACAATGAGGACAGCAGCAGCAATGGAAGGACCATCCAGAACTTCGTAAAGAGCATCGTAAGCACGACGCAGAAGTACGTTAGGATCATTGTCCAGATTAGAAACGATCCACTTACGGACCTCAGTAAAGTTCTTCTCTTTGAGATTCTTGACCAGATCATTTACTGCGATATCCCCAAACGACGCAAGGATCCCCGAATCAATCTTACCAGCAACGGAGTATCGCTGACACTCATTGAGGACTCGTCTCCAGTCGGGGAAGTGCTTACTGATGAGTTCAATGAGTACTTTGTTGTCGTACTCGATTCCTTCTTCTGCGAGGATTTCTTGAAGTCTAGAGAAGAAACCGTTGGCAATCTTTGCTCGTTCTTTTCCTTTGATTCCGAACTCAACCACTGTGCAACGGGAATGAAGTGGTTCGAGAATTTTGTTCTTGTAATTACAGGTGAAGATGAATCTGCAGTTGCTAGCAAACTCCTCAATAAACGCCCGTAAGCAGAGTTGTACATCATTGGACGTGTTATCTGCCTCATCAATGATGATGACTTTGTGTTTTGAAGTTGCTTGAAGCGATACGGTCGAAGCAAAGTTCTTCGCATTGTTTCGGACAGTATCCAGGAATCGCCCTTCATCGGACCCGTTGATGACATAAAAATCTACTCCTAGTTCTTTACACAGTGCCTTTGCTACTGTGGTCTTGCCGATACCAGGAGGACCCGCCAGTAACATATTGGGAATCTCACCCTTATTTAGAAAATCCTGGAACATTTTCTTGGTCTCTTCAGGAAGAATACACTCCTGAATAGTCTGTGGTCGATACTTCTCGACCCAAATAAAATCACTCATAATCATTCCAAAGGACGGATAAATTCATGTGAAACAATGTCGGTTGCCTTCAATTGTTCCTTCATATATTCTACACCAATACTTGGCATAGCGGTATCCCCACATGTAAATACATCACATACTGCCATGCCCTTCTCGGGCCAGGTGTGAACGCTGATGTGGGATTCTGCGAGCATTGCAAATCCAGTTACACCTTGAGGATCGAACTTATAAGTTGCCAGGTGTAGTAAGGTTGCCTTACACTCTTTTGTTGTGCGATATAGAAGTTTTCTAATGAACTCCTCATCATCCAACAACTCAACAGAACATTCTTTTAAGGTAAAGAGAATATGTTTCATTCGTATACCCACTCAGGTTTGCGTTCAGGGATGCGAAGGTAGTTGTCCTTCACCCAAGGTTTAGATGCAATATACAATTTATATGCAGTAAAGGTATCTATCGAATCATCATACTTCCATTCATCAGGCATAGCACGAGAGAAGTTCTCTGCCATTCCCCAACAGACAATGGGTGTATCTGTTTTCTGATGGAAGATCTTCTTTGCTTCAAACAATGTCTTGGCGCATGTGTGAACCTTGCCGTACCGGTGAGTATACTCTTCTGCTAGAGCACACCCGTGTTGAATCAACCAAGCGGTATTGTAGATTGTTGCTCCTGCCCATTTGGTAGAAGGGTGATTACGGAATGCACCTTTCTCTGTGGCGTATGGAGCACCATTTGCCTTAGGCAATGTACCCCAATCATAATACCAATGAGAGTATATGATGGCAAGCATTTGACAGGATTCCAAAGGCATCTTGACGATATGCTTATCAGGCAGGACCCTTGCAGAGAGCATTGGATCCTGACAGGTTGCAAAGATGTTCATAATAATGATAGTGTATGCCATAGACCGCCATGCCCATCATTGTCAACCAATAGAGTGCAATGGCAATCGTACCAACGGTGAACATTTTACCGGGATAATCACAGAACGCATTGTTCTTTCCCAGTTGATTCTCAACATCTGTATAGATGTTTTGTTTCTTAATCATCCAAAGGTCGAATCAGGTTCAAGCGCAATGAAGTAAGTCAGGTTGTAGTTAGTGTTGACGAATCGTGCCAACAGTTTCTGAGAGATAACAACCTCATATGTTCCAGGGAGAATCTTGATGTTCTCAACCTTGAAGTTGAAGTTGAACTCTTGGTCAGTCAGACCTACGTTGATTGAATACTCGTTAGAAGTATCATTCTTCTTGTCGCGGACAACCAACTTGACCACACCTGCTTCGCCAACTGCCACCAGATCGGGGAGTTGATAGACCGCAGACGCCTTCAGGAGCGACTGTAACTGGGTGCTATCAAGGTTGAAGCAAACGTCCTCTGTGGGGAGTGCAATGGACTTCTCGGGGGGAGAAACGATCACACTAGGGTCTGCAAAGAAGTACTTGGTCTTGCGGTCCTTGCCCTCACGGATGGTCAGGTTTGACTCGTTAGGGAACTCAAGATCAGGATTGTCGTGCAGAGTGACACCATTCAGAAACTGAACCAGGTCATAGATTGCAAAGTCCTGAGGGATCTCTTCTTCAATCTCTGCCTCTGCCAGGATGTTCTTCATCACGGACATGGTGCGGAGAGTATTGCCCTTCTTGAATGCAATGGACTGGTTGATAGAAGCAAAGTTCTTGAGAAGGTTGACAGTTTTTTCAGACAGTTTCATAGTCATTGGTTGTAAGTTTCACGTTTGGAGTTCTTGTCATTGAAGTGCATCAGAAGCACAGCATAGTGCAGGATCTTCATAATGTCACGGCGGGCAGTGCCCTTCTTATCGTAGCGAGAGGCATACTTGAGGATGTTGGATCGGCAGAATGCTTCACCATCACCACATGCTTCAATCAGATCAAGTGTCTGAATTTTATCATCACCAGCAGAATAGTGCTGGTTGTATGTGACGGAGATATAATCGGTCAGTTCCTTGAGGATTGCTTCCTCACTGTATTTGTATCGGTTGTTTTGAGTCATAGAGACGTTCATGGTAAAGGGATTTTCTCTATCCAGATCATTACGATCATACTCGTAATAATGCTTAGAGTGTTCAGTCATTTCATCATAAAGTAGGGACCAAGCATTTGTCATTATATCAGATTGCCTTAGTGTTGTCAATCACGTAGATACGGTCGCCGTCTTCCTCTTCGACAGAGTTGACGAATTCAGCATCTACTTTGTCATAGAGTTCCATGAATGCTTGCTTAGTCACATCATCGAAACGATTGGTGCAGACTTGGATTGCCTTTGCCTTATCGTTGAAGATGCTGTAAGCACGGATGATGTGAACCAGACGACGGGTGCTGAGAATTTCTTCCAGACCACCATCATAGAAGGTCTTACGGATAATGTCACCCCAGTCAACCAGATACTTACAGAAGTCAACATCATCCACACCGAGGGTCTTAGCAACGTTCTCAAGGATCTTCTGCTCAGTCTTGACGCTAGGATACTGCTGCTCAAAAGTTACTGGGAATCGCTCAAGGAATGCTTCGTTGAGCACGTTAGTTCCAATGAATCTGCCATCGTCGGAACCTTTGCCTTTAGTGTTGGCGGTGGCGAGTACGTTGAAGCCTTTTGCGGGCGCAACCCATTGGCCAATCTTCTTGAGGAAAACTCCCTTTCCTTCGAGAATAGATTGGAGACAAAGGATTTTGTTTGAGGCAAGGTCGATTTCGTCAAGGAGCAGAACTGCTCCTCGCTGGAGTGCTTCAATGACTGGGCCATTGTGCCAGACGGTTTCACCATTAACAAGACGGAAACCGCCAATAAGATCATCTTCATCTGTTTCGATAGTAATGTTTACACGAATAAGTTCTCGACCCAACTGAGCACAGGCTTGCTCCACTGAAAGTGTTTTGCCATTTCCAGAGAGACCAGTAATAAAAGCAGGATAGAAAAGCTTACTTTGTACAATTTTTTTAATGTCGGCAAATGGACCGAACTTAACGAAAGTTTCATCTTTTTGAGGAATCAGGTTCTGTTCAATAGCGGGCATTGCAGCAGGTGCTTGATAGTTCTGTTCCAGTTGCTCAGGCACAGTCAGATTCCACTTGCCACGACCAGTTTTATATTCTTCAATCTTCTTAGTTACGGTTTGATAGTTAGCGCCATTCATCGCACACCACCCTCTGATATCAGCAGTAGTGACGTTTTCGCCATACATCGACTGAAGTGAGGTGCGGACGTACTCGGGAGAAAGTGCCATGATGTTGTGTGTTTGTTTCAACTGAAGTTATTATAGACCAAAAAGGGGGTCTTGTGGACCCCCTGTAGACAGTTATAAAACTGGTTCAACTAGCGTCTTTGAGTTCCTTGATCAGTTTTGCCTTGCTCTTGCGGCGGTCAAGTTCGATACCCTTGGTGCGACCAAGTTGCTCAAGTTCAACCTTAGACATATCACCCAGTGACTTAGCAGCAGGGGTGGGTGCCGCGACAGGGGCAGGAGGGGTAGGAGCAGCAGGTGCTGGTGCTTCTGCTTTCTTCCCCTTAACTAGATCTCCGAACTTAGACATAGCGTTAAATGATAAGGTTTTAGATATTTAGGCAACAAGTTCGATAAACTCGCCCAGAATCTTTTTGTTCATCTTCTTAGTTCTCAGACTCTTCATAAACGCAGACTTGATCTGTGTCTTTGTAGCGTCTTCCTGAACTTCAAAGTCAGTTTCCTGATTCATCGCATGGGAGGACAATCCAAAATACTTGTGATAACCAGTATCATTCAGACTGAATGACTTGTCTTTCTTCCATTGACTAGAAATCTTATTGAATTCAGTCAGGTTATATCCTGTGTGTAGACGGATGAAGTGACTTGCATCACGGGATTCTAGAACACGGATACCAATGAAGTTGACTGAAGGCATACGGTCACGAAGTAATCTCAGCATTGTATCTGTATGACTGAATCGTGAATTGTTACTCCAGTCTTGTTCCATAGAGTATGTGTTTCCAGTCTTACGGTCACGGATGAATGAATCGCAACTAAGACCACTGATTCCAAGATATGGTTCTACATAAGGTCGGCTACAAAACTCTTTGTGATACTTGAGAGGGGGTGCTTCACCATCAGTCAGGATAACACACTGAACTTTCTCTACATTGTTCTGTGTCCTGAATTGTGGAATGATTTGCTTCAGGGTAATCAGTGCCTCATTAAGAGGGGTTCCAGAAAGATACAGTCCCAGAGGAACATTGTAAGGCATACCCCAGTTAGAACTGAAGTAGTTTGCAATACGGAACATATGCAGCATCTGCTGTTCCAATTCTTTTGTCTTGACTTTACTCGTGAGGATATTCATCATTGAGAAGGTCTCACGAACCTGAACTACTCCATCTCTTTTTTTGTAGGATAACTCAGCAATACCCGTCCCGTCGTTACGAGGATAGTCGTTAGTGAATGCATAGACATCGAAAGGGATACCAACTTTTTTACAGAACCATACGAGATTGAAGAGTTGCTTCATAGTATCAAGCATCACGTTGCCCATTGAACCGGACCAGTCAAGTACAAATACCAGACCGTGATTCTTACCATCAGCAAATGTTGTGACCTTCTTGAATAAGTCTTCGTTGTATTTGTATGTATGAAGTTTGGTACAGTCAAGAACACCAGTCTTAGAGGTTGATGCACGAGCATATGCAGCAGCAGACTTACGGCATTCAAACTCTTTGACTAGATAGTTGACTTCTTTCTGTGCAGACTTTTTAAACTCTTTGTATTTTGCATCAACCCAATGGAAGATATCAGATGTACGTGCCTCTACCTCTGACTTCCACTGATCTACACACCGCTGGTGAATTTCAGCATTGTCGATGATAACGCGATCAAGGTTCAACTCAGGGAGTTCTGCATACACATTATCACGAGCATTTGGGTCTATCATTTGCTCACGAAGATTTTCCTCAAATGCATTCATAGTCTTGACATCAGGATCAGAGGTGTCTCCACCTGCCGGACCCTGCTGCTGTTGTTGATTCATCTCACCTTCATCACCATCACTATCATCAGAACCAGAAGATTCTTCTAGATCTCCACTCTCTGAGGATTGCTGCTCCTGTTCTACACCCTCTTCACCTTGATCATCACTGTCAGATCCACCCTGTGTGCCGTGATTGTCAAAGTTGATCTTGCTTTCTTGTTCTTTCTTGTCCAGGCAATACTTGTAAATTTCTTCTGCGATATCGAGAACTTGTTCAAAGGTCTCAGTCAAACCAGACCTTTTTACCAGGTCATTCTCTATATCATTCTCAAAGGGGATATCAACAAACTGACCAATCTTATAGAACAGGTTGATCTTATCTGCCAGGTTCAGCAGGGTCAGATCTTCATCCTTGATCTGAAAGAAATCCTCTTCGCTGAGTTCCCTGTATCCGCCCCAGAAAGATTTGGACAGACCAGGATACCGACGCTTCATCATCTTCTCGATGCGAACGTCTTCTGCTACGTTTACGAACTGTGGCGGAATCTTACGGTCTTTGTTCCAATCAATATTGGGGGTATACAAAGCGTGTCCAACCTCGTGTCCAACCAGCAGGTCATAGACTACAGCAGATGCATTCTGCCAGTTGGGTAGGGTCAGGACACGAGTATGAACATTGAAATATGCGGTCTCTACATTCTTGTTTTCTACAACCAGGTCTTCAGTTGCTAGGAGTTTAGCAAGTTGTGACTTGATCTCTTGTGAAACAGTCATCGTAATTCGTTCGTATAGACGTATAATACAACAAATCCCGCCTGTGTCGCGGGATCATGTGCCTCTTCTTGAACTGTCTGAGTGCTTCCTTACGTGCCCTCACTGCCTGTGGTTTCAGGGTGGGTTTCTGGGACTTCTTCGAGTGGTGTTGCCAATTTGGTACTGTCATAGATCAGATTGTAATTAACTACACATCGTATATTATTTATTGGTTGTTGTGCTGTGTGAAAGATTGTACCATCAAATATTACAGTCCGACCTTGCTTTGGTGTAACGCTTTGTCTCTCTGTAAATTCGTCTTGATACTTGTGTAAATTATACACCCTTTCCTTCCCAGTGTACCTTTGATTGTAAAGCACTGTATCTCCATCACTGTCACAAACGTAATAAAGAACAACCATATGGGGAAAGAACAAATCTATGTGTGGTGTATCAATGGTTTCATCTTTTAGATTTAATGGGAACTGTAAAAAAGAACGTCCTTGTAGAACCTGTGCATCTTTGATATCCATTCTAGCACAAGCACTTTTAAGCAGAGGCACAAATAATTGGTGATGCTCACTGGTCAGCGTTGCCTTTTTAGTGTCATTATCGTATTGTACATACCTATGACCTAGTGCCGGTCTTGCCTGAGTAACATCTGCTTGTGAATTTGTAACATCTTTACTGTAATACCAAGGAAACTCCTTATCTTTAAAATTACGGTTTCCTATCAGAGTATCTTTAATCTGTTCCTGATATGCAATATTAATCAGATCATCAAAAACATATATCTTATTTTCCAACATTCTTATTCCATTCCTTAAAACTAGAACTGCAATCAGGTGGTTCGGGGTCCTTGATTCCCTTAATCTTCTTCCACTGATTATACATTGCTTGCAGATGCCACGACTGTGCAAGACTATGGGCACCTTCTTCTAAACGTTTAAGATCTCTTGGATCGCTGGTGTACTTTTTATAATCCTCTCTCCAGTTCATGATACTTTCTTACTGAATCCTTTTACTTTATCGAATTTGATAATCCGATCAAACTTATCCATCAGTTCATCAGTCTTGTGTGAGATGACGAAGACGTTCGCATCATTTACCACATACGTGATGATCTTTGTGAAATACTCTGTTCCAAATCCGTCCAATGAACTATCAAAGATCTCATCCAGGATCAAGAGATTGGTGCTAGCAGAGTTCTTTCTTTTAGCAATCTCTCGCCAGGTAAAGAGGAGAGACAAGTCGATTCTCATCTTCTCCCCCTCACTGAATGATTCATAACTAAAATCTTCATGTACTGGGGATTTTACAGTCTCTTTGAAATCTTCGTCCAGAGAGAAGTTAATATAGAAATCCATTAACTGAAGATACTTGTTGATCTGCTGATTCATAAGAGGCAGATATCTCTTAATAATTTTGGATTTTACTCCACCATCCTTCATTAAGGAATGTGCAAATTCGTTGTAAACGTTATTCTGTTTTTGATCGGAGTGTTTAGATTGTAGTTCCTCCAGTTCTGTAACTAATTTTTCTAGCGCATGGTGCTCAGTATTTCGGTTCTCAAGTTGTTCGGTAATAGTTTGAATTTCTGATTC